CGCCAGCACCGCCGCCATCATAAGCCCCGCCACCACCGCCGCCACCGCCGCCAGCTATGCGGTTTATATTATTGATAGACGTAGCACGTTGAACTGATAACGCTAGTCCACCAGCTGTTCCAGCACCAGCAGGCCAGTACCCGCCATTACCGCCGTTACCGCCTTTTCCTAGAATTACCCCGCTATTATTTATTGTTATTGTGTCTCCTGCAGTCCATGAAGTGTCGACAATAAAAGCCGCAGTGCCTGTTGAGCCTGAAGAGACAATAACTCCAGAGTTAATATTTAAAATAACGTCTGTTTTACCTGCTACATAACCCGCGACTTTTGCGGTGTTTAAAGTGTAGTTTGCGGTGTTAGCCGAAATAGTAATTACTACAGGTATCCTATTAATAAAAAACTGTTTCCATGCGCCCGATTGTTTTACGTACCCAAACTGTACTATTTTCCACGTGCCAGATTGGTTTATATAAACCGTTGAATTTTTCCAGACGCCAGATTGTTTTACGTATGCAGGCATTTATGAGACCTGATACCAGATGTCACCGTCAGAACCGCCAGATGGGCCAGATGTTGAAACCGTTCTTGTGCCGTAGCTATTGGTCCCAATAGAAGTAACAGTTAATGCGTTTATTGCACCGCCCGTAATTGCTACCGCATTAGCGTTTTGAGTAGACATAGTACCAAGAGTGCCAGTTGCGGTTGTTACAAAAGCCGTAGTTGCTATCTGTGTTGTATTGGTCCCAACGTTGGCTGTAGGAGCTGTAGGTGTACCTGTTAAAGACGGGCTTTCTGAATAAACAACGTTTTGTGTTCCAGTTGTCGCACCTGCTGGGATACCCGCAAGATAAAAACCATTACCGTCAGTAAACATATACGAAGTAACGCCAGAGGGGACTATTAGGCCCGAACCTGCAGGGATTGTATTACCTAAAACAGTTGAGTTATATATCGCAATTGGGTAGGCTCCAGCATTTCTAATAATATAGATCTTACTTACTGGGGGTACAAAAACGTTAGCTGGGGCGCTAGAGCTTAATACCAACACGGCGTTTCTTGATTGGTCCACTGCACCATAAAATGCTGTAATGGCTTGATTTGTTGAAGTAATAGCAATGGTCTCAACCCCAGCTACAGCCTGTTCAACAAGACTGCCTAGATTCAAGTTAGTTGTACTACCCCATACGCCTGATTGCTCTCCTGGACCAATAAGTTCTAAACGTAAGTCGGGTGAATATGTAGATGCCATAATTTATTCCTTAGAATCCAATCGCCATCCAGTAACAAGCTGGAGAGTATGTTCCGCCAATATAAAAAGACGTTTTTGTTAAGCTATTTACGTACGCATTTTCGTATACGCCAGATGTTGTACCCGTTGTTACTGACGCACAAGCATTAGGGAAAGCTATCGGTAAAGTAACTGTTACGTTAATTGAAGAGACATAACCCCACTGAATAATTAAACCCCCTGGGAACTTTTGATACCCGTTAGAAGTTAAAGACCTGTCAAACGCGGATAAGCTAGATAACGGTGATGATGCCCAAGTTGCTCCGTTAGATGCAAGCACGTTACCTGAAGTACTAGGTGCAACGGGTTGTACCGCGGAGATTCCGTTTCCTAAAAGTACGTTGTTTGCTGTTAAGCTATTAGCCCCAGTACCGCCTTGGGCGACCGAAAGCGGCGTAGTTAAACCAGATAAAGATGTAATGTCTGAGTTAGCACCTGAACTTGCTGCGCTTAAATTTGTTCTAGCCGCCGCTGCATTACTGGCTCCAGTACCCCCATCAATAACGGCTAGGTCTGTAATACCTGTTATGGTTCCCCCAGTAACTGTTACATTACTAAAAGAAACTGTGTTAGCGGTAACGTTCGTCATAGTACCGCTAGTAATAGCGATGTTAGCAGCAGTGCCGCCAGTAATAGCAACGTTTGCTAAAGGCTCTAAACCACTTCCAATACCGTTAATCGCGTTTGATACCGTTGTGAAGTTAGTGTCTAATTGGTTTAATGGGATGTTATTTGTCGCCGTTGCGAACGTATTAGGTATACTAATTGGAAGTGCCATGTTAATTCCTTATCTTATGACGGTATATTATCCCAAATTGGTGATTCTGTGGTAGTTATTTGTGTCCAAGTAGGGCTTTCAGATGTTGTAATATTAACCCAATTTGGTGTTTGCGAGTCGTCAACTAAACCCCAAACTAAAACCTGAGCGGTAATACCTGTAGCAGAAACACCTGTAACTGTCACTAAAGCCCTACCAATAATACTTACATTACCTAAAGCCGTTGTTCCTACTACCCCAGTAACAGGAGTAATAGCCTCTCCAACAACCGTAGCGGTGCCTAAGAATGTTGTACCTAAAATACCTGTTACATCAATGACGGCTTTTGATATTGTGCTTACATTGCCAATTTCGCCAATAGCCTGTAAGCCAGTAATTGTAACAACCGCCGCAGCATTAGCCGTAGCTGTACCTAAAGCAGTAGTCCCTTGAACGCCAGTAACTGAGAATACAGCGGCACCTATAACAGTAACGTCACCAATCAACCCATTAGCAGGTAACCCAGTAACAGGAGCAACGACTTGACCGCTAATAGAAACAGTGCCTACAAATACCGTACCTTCAACGCCAGTAGTAGCCGTAGAACCTGTACCAGTTATAAATGGGGTGCCTGTTTGACCAGTAGCAAATACGCCTTCAGGATACGCAACCGTGCCTTCAGCTACCGTACCGCTGGCAAATGGGGCTTCTGCGAATGACGAGGCTGCGAACATACTATAGTGTACCTTCTATGAATTCAACAATAAAGCCCCTATCCTGGTCGCTCCACGCAAATATTTGATTGTTATAAGCAAAGTCATCTAAAAGAGGTTTTTTGTCAGCTGGGATGGTGTTGTAATGCTGTGAATACTTGACCCATTGCTGCGTGTTGGTTGCAAAGTCGTATTCGCTAAAAGAAATGTCATCACCAGTTGTTTTATAGTAAGTGATTGGTTCGTCATTTTCATAGTAAACATAATCATATGTAATACCGTTTACGACAGCGTTTTCCTGGAATAGCTCCATGCTGTTGTCTGTAAAAACTCGAATTACAAAATCATCTGACACAAAAGATCGGCATAAAATCTGTTTGGTTGTGGCGTTATAAACAGAATTTAGGTATAAGCAATTAGGCTTAACTGTTTCAGCAATTGCCCTTTTTTCTGGGAATAGCGTGCTACTAGGATACTCACCAGGAATATTTAGGGCAATAACAGAGTTTGTTTCAAGTTGATAGATAGTTAAAGCCATTTTACACCCTTAGAGAATTGTAAATATTCATACCCATAACAATACGTTCTTTATCACTTGGATTGGGCTGTGTTTTATGGTACAGCCAGCCTGGAAATAACACAAGTTTACCTGGCGCTGGTGGCTCTACGTGGTCAAAAAAATAACGACCTTGCTTTGATTCAGGTGAATTATAAACAGGTAACCTTCCTTTAACAACCTCAAGTGGGTCTACCATAGCAACGCATCCCATATCTGGGGTCGCATTAACGTAAAAAGAACCAGCTATTTCAAACGGATTATGATTGTGTTGAATAATGTTCCCACCTTTTGGCGTTAAGTTAGCCCACATGTGGTCTATTACAGGTACTGAGCTGGTATAAAACCCAAGCTCTTTCCAATACTCCTTAAGGTGGTGTTCTATAAATTCAACTATTTTTTGGTTTTTTAGTCGTTTGTGTAGGTCTCGCACTTCATGAGGAAGCGTACCTTCTAAGCTGTATGAATTATTGAACAAGCGGTGTTTACTAAAAGCTTCTCTGTCAACGTCAAAATACGCACGAATCTCCGCCTCAAGGTCAGCTTGAATTAACTCAAAATCCGGAAATTGGGCTGTATAAATCTTGATTGGGAATATTTCTTTAATCATAAAACCGCTTCCATTTCTTTATACGGGTAATTACCATTCCACTTACTACATCTAGGCTGTGCTGTACACTCTCTGCAAAAGGGGATGTGTACTGGCTCATTGTTTTTTCTTACTACATTACCATCGTAAGAGAAGCCATTACCATAAATGTATGTTTCAGGCCTGGTGTCGTCAACTGGCTGTGTAGGGATGTTTCCATCTACATAAACATTTTTAACTAAAAAAGTAAGTATTGAAGGGATAGTCGGATGAACACCCCTACCCATAAATTCGTGGCAGGCTTCTGAGTCTACCCAAAACGGTTCTTCTTTATTATGAATAGCCCCAACAGGGCAAGCATTAGCACAATCATCACACCCATTGCAACGGCTCCACATTTTAGTATTTACGCGCTTGTTAGTCGGCACATCGACTATTTCTTCATCAAACCTAATAACTGTAATATGGCAATCAAAACCAAACTTATAAGAATAAATCAGGGAGTTTTTAGCTCTAACACCAAGCCCAGACAAAATGGCCGCTTCTTTATAGTTTGTGTAAACAGGATACCATCCATTTATACCGCTATTTTTCATTGTATTTTCTGCATCAGCATAAAGAGTGTAGTCCCATGTGTGCCCAGTTTTAATCAAAATAACAGCGTTTGTGCAATTGGCAAAATGTGTATGGTTAGTAAAATCCTCACCAACGTAGTTCCACTTTCGTTTTATAGGGGATAGAGCACACCTTAGCAGACCTTCTTTTGATAAATATCCTACATCCCACTCGTCTTCTGGGAATAAAGCTCTTATGGTGTTAAAAGAAATCAAGATATATCAACCATCGCTGTATGAGAATCACCACAAGTTTCCCCTTCCCAACGGATAGTTACGCTAGTTGGCTTAATACCCGCATCCCACTTTTCAAGGCTTAAAAAAGCACCGCCTCTTTCACCAACATGAAGTGCGTGAGTGTCACCACTATTAATAGTAGGACCAAGTACCCCAAATATATCGATATTAGCGGGTATCAACGTTGTTACGTTATTTTGCTTTGTCCCGATATCACCACCTAATAGCATAATAATATTATTAACGCCTGGATGGCTGTGGTCTGGAGAGCCTGTGTGTGGCCTTACCAAATAGAGCTCAGCCTGATATTGGCCTTCTCGGTAAAGTACATAGCTGTAGCTAATCTCAGTTACATAAACTGGGTCTTCTTTTGGTGGACGCATCGGCATACCACTGGCTTTATACCAAGCTGCAAATTCTTCAACCGTTTCCCACATCACTCATACTCCTTGTAACATCGGCGTAGCCAGGTATTATATAGGCTTCAGGGTGGAACCTTTTAATTAGTTTTTCATGCATTGGGCCTGCTGTTTTACCTTTCCACTGAACTGCTGCAGTAGTAGGTGTTAATTTGGGGTGCCATTGTTGTATTGCTATAAGAGGATATCCAACTGTATTTGCTGTTTCTCTAATTCCGAAACCATGACTTTCTCCTTCTTTTAGTACAGTCGCTTGAAAGCAAGAACCATTAATCCAAGGTGTTTCAATAAGTTCAACGCCAGGATGCTCGTGTACTTGAACCAAAGGTGTTGGATGAATTAAGTAAAGTTCTACTTGAAACTGTCCTTCTCGATACATACAAAAAGCTGTAGCATCATCCGATAAAAATGTTTCAACGCCGTCAGGCGGCCTAAATGGAAACCCGTTTGTTATGTACCAATCGGCAAATTCTTGTGTTGTACTCCACATTATGTTTACCCCAACGGTCCATATCTATTTCCTGCAACAGCCCATGTAATATATCCGTTACCGCTTGTACAATAACCTGCTGCACCACCAGCGCCACCTGTGCCTGCTGCATTAGCAGCTCCATTTCCAGCATTACCTGCAGAGCCCCATTCGCCACCATTACCACCTGCTCCACCTGTTAGCGTACCGTTTGCTCCATAGGTACCACCATATCCGAAACTTCCTGATGTACCTGAACCGCCATTTGTACCAAGTGTACCAGCCGTGGCTGGAGATGCTGCTCCACCTGCCGAATTAGCTAAACCAGTTCTACCACCACCGCCACCACCGCCACTTGCAGTAGCTGCGTAAATTACCCCCTGGTTTCCACCGCCACCGCCACCGCCACCGCCAGCAATGTAACCATAGTTATAAATAGTTACATAAGCTCCTAAACCCAAAGCTGTGCCACCAGCCCCTCCTGCAGCTGCAGGTAATGCACTGTTACCACCATTACCACCCATACCAACAACATAGCCGTTATTAACAAAAGTAACGCCATTTGGCCATGAGCCATCGATAGTTAAAGCAGCTTGCCCTGTAGTAGAGGAGTAAAACCAATAGCCCCCCGTAAGTGTAGCTTGAACGGGTGACGATTGATTCCAGCCAGCTGCTACGGCTAATGAACGTAAGTTAGCTCTGTCTATGTGTTGTGAAATACTGAACGAGAATGTTGGTGAAGTAGCTCTTTTACCGTAGAAATCACTCATACTAAGAGCGCCTGTAGAGAAGGTACCTGAGCCACCTGCATCGGTGTACCAAGTAGTCCCACGGTATGCGTTTAAGTTGTTACCTCTACCAAACTCAGCATTAATCTGCTGTATTGACAAAGGACCTGATGCTGGTAATGCCATTATCTAGCCTTTAACAGTTCAATTTCTTTCTTAAGCTCAACAACTTGTTTTGCCAATTCAATTGCGGCTACAAGGGCAGCGTTACCGTATGCAAGGGAAAGAGTATCATCACCAATAACAGTTTCGGGTAACAACTTTTGCATATCCTGAGCTGATGCACCTGCCTGTCTTTCACCAGAATCAATACGAGTGTATGTACCAGACTTAACTTGTGCAAGTCGTTCCACAAAGTCAGAATCTACACCAACCCAGTCTTTCTTTAAGCGTTCATCTGAATATGCTGTTATATTGCCAACAGCGTTAAAGTTTCCTGATGTGTTACAAGAAAATAACTCACTACCACTACTGTTTAAAAGATAAAAGTAGTTACTGTTGTTATAAAGTGAAAAAGTATGAGCATCAGTATCTGCAAAATTCAAACTAGGTGCTGTGCCAGTAATTGAAAAACCAGCCACATTATAACTATTGCCTGTATTTAAAGCATTAGCAGTAGCGGCGGTTGTAGCGTTTGTAGCATTAGTAACAGCTGTTGATCCAATTTGGCTAACAATGTCAGCTGCTGAAGCAATGGTTACGGTATTAGCTGCACTACGGTATAGCAAACCATTTGATGACAAGTTAGCTACAGTTTGTAGAGTCGCGCTGTAAGCCTGAACGTTTGTACCAATTGTTAAACCTAAGTTAGTACGGGCATCTGTTGTGTTAGACGCCCCAGTACCGCCATAAGATACAGCAATTGCGTTAGCCGCCCATTCGCCTGTAGCAATCGTACCTACACCTGTAATACCAGTATAAGAACCAGTTAAACGCCCTGTCGGAAGCGTGCCAGAAGTAATGTTAGACGCATTAGCTGTGTCTGTTGTTGCTGAAGGAGCTAAACCAGAAACGTTAGTTGCAGCAATCGCGATAGCTACGTTAGAAGCCGAAGTAACCTGCCCTTGGGCATTAACAGTGATTTGAGGTACTTGGCTAACCGTACCATAAGTATCTGCGCTTACACCCGTATTAGCTACACTAAAAGTAGTACTTGAAAGGTTTAAACCTGTACCCGCAGAATAAATTTGAGCTGAGCTAATTTGCGCAAATGTAATATTTGTTGTACCAAACGTAATACTACCTGGGGTGTTACATGTATAAGTCTCGCCCGCGCCAGTAGCACCTTGCTGTACAAACACAGTAGAGCCTTGACTTAGGCCATAGGGACTTGCGGTTTCAAATGTATCCGCGTCAGTTGCACGAGTTAAAACCCAATTAGTAGACCCTGACCCTGCATCGGTAACCGTATAGATACCATTTTGAGTAGCGTTAGTTTGTGTGTATATAAGAACTCGGTCATTAACACTGACCGTAACCCCATCAATTACAAGAGCTGTTTGAGCACCCGCATTTGTGAGCGTAGCGCCTACACCTGCTGTACCGTTGTTATATGATGTGTTTAGCGCCGTAGGAGACTCAACCCGAACTGGGGCATGGAAATGAATCGCCGCTTCAGACATAGTATCTACATAGGTCTTGTTGGCAATGTCGGTGCCGCTAGCTGGGGTTGTTGAGATTGTGCCTGAAGTAAGTGTAGCTACGTTAATAGTAGCTGTGCCTGTAACACCTAAATCAACAAAACCATTTTGTACCACCTTACCAGAAGCGTCTTCAAATACAGCGCGCTCAGATGGGTAAGTAATAAACGCGTCTTTAGTACTAGCACTAAAGTTAACTAGCGCCCCAGCAGCTGAAGAAGAGTAAACGGTATCACGGCTTAATTGATCTGGGGCGGTAAACGTACCCGCGCCAACTTCCCATTCATCCGTACTATGGCTAGCAATACAGTAATACACCGTTGACCCCGTAGGGATAGCAGTGTTAAACGTTTGAAACCCAACAACCGCGCCTAATAGCGTGGCTGAGCCTGTGCTGGTTACGCTTGTAACCTCTTTAACGCGGTCTTTTAGTACAAGAGCCATGTCAGGCTCCTATTAAGCGATGCGGATAATAGCTGTTGTGTTCGTAGCAGCTGGGAATTGAACTGTAAAATCACCAGTTGTAGATGTCTTGTCGCTACCAAAATCCAACACGGCTACAGCGGCATTCGCTTGAGTGCTGTTATAAATCAACGCGCCGCGGGCTGTGATGGTTGCTGCTGACCATGTAGTGTCTGCAAAGTCAATAAAAGCTGTTGTACCTGAACCACCATTAGTTGGGGTTGTAGTCACCGATAAAGTGTTTCCGCCAGTAACATAGTTACCACCAGAGGCTACTTCACCTGATGTTGTGTACGCAGTTGTGTCGGCATCTAAAGTCGCTGTGTTAGTGTACAAAGCAATTTTAAATGTGTTTGATGAAAAATTTTGCACGCCGTTCAAAAGTTGAATCTTGAAAGACGTTGGCATGTAGTTACCTGTAAAGGCCATTTTTTACTCCTGTTTATAACTTGTTGTACTGCAAACTGGTTTGTCCAGCGCGATAAGCATCGTTTCTTTCTAAACCATCGCCAAGACGTTTTAATTGCCCAATAGCTTCTTGGTATTTTGCTTCAATGTTAGCAATCATATCAGGTTCACCACGCATGTAAACATACGCTTCACGGAGAGCTCCATATAACAATACCGGATCATAGTTATCCCCCAACCAGCTAGTACCAGCGGTAACGATTGATTCTGGGTAGAAGAAGTAATGAAGTTCTATTGCCAAATCGGCATTTGGTGTTGGGCCAAGAATAAAAGATAATTCTGTAGGATTAGCTGATCTAGGACCAAACAAAGCGTAGTACTTAGGGGTTCCAGTATTATTTGGGTTTGGGTAAGCTTGACGAATAAAGTTGACATCCTTGTTTAACAAGTAATCGTAATCCCCATTAGCATCTACCACGGCCATTGAAAACACTGAAAGAAAATCCGTAGGGCAAGCTAAGTATTTATTAGCTGTGGTTGCTGTACCCGTTACGTTTTTACGCAATCCTGGTAACTGGACGGTATTATAAATACGGTCTTCAGCTTGTTGAACAAATGTAGCTATCTGCTGTGCGGACGTCAAAGCACCAGCCGAAGCCGGAAAATCATTTTCAGCATACGCTTGAATTCTAGCGGATAACTCTGTGTAATTCATTAGGCCATTGGTCCACGTGCTTTAGTGCCTTTAGTAGCCGCACCAGTACCACGAATCTTGATTTCGCCATTTTTATTAATAACGTTATTGATTTTTTTAGTATATCCACCAACAGACATATTAACTTGGTCAACTCCGTTACCCGGTTTAGTTACTGCATCTTTAGAATTCTTCATCTTTTTACCGTCCATAGTGTGTGGCTCAGCGTAAACTTTGGCACTGCCAACTTCTTTACCGCCTTTTTTCATGCTGTATGCCATAATTTACCCTTAATTAGTCGTTACCGTTACTGTACCAAGTTGTGCGGTTGCAATCAAGTTATTTGGTGTTAAGCCTGTATCAAAAAGCCTAGCACCGCCGACTGGATTCCAACCCCATTGAAAAACTCTACTGCCGCCCGATGGGTCGCCTTCTACGTCTAAACCAGATACTTGATAACTTACGTCAGGTCTAGGATTTCTAATTGCCTGCGGGTCATTAACCGGATACATGCCCAAAGATAACTGTGGCTGGTCTGGTTCCCAACATTCAGGACAAACAAGTATATTCACCTGCTTGGTTTTAATCGTAAGCTTTTTTAACTGCTTAAGCTTATATCGTTGAGCACACCTATCACATTCCGCAATCGCATACTTACCAGAAGCAAACCGATTAGGCATAATACATAGTCCTCGGCACGAATCTAATAGGAGCTTTCTCTCTATCTTCTTCTGATGCTAACTGGAACTGTTGCTCATAATCTGTTTTTAACATCATGATACGGTCTGGCGATACTTCAGGCTTTTTCATAGCAATGTAGTAAGCTAAACCAGCTACCATGCAAGGTATAAATCTAAATGGAATATCTTGTTCTGTAACACCACTACCAGCATCTTGCATACGACGTAATCTATAGTATACAAACACGTAACCACCGCCAGCATTAGGGGTAGGCCATACGTTGATTGAAGGTAAATTTTGTGTAAAAACAGAAGCCCCAATTAAATGAGAAGCTGCTGCTGTATTGGCCTGACCGCGGGCACAGTTTAATAACTGGTTGCCGCTGATGTTTGAGTAAACGATTGTTTCGTTATCAACTTTAATAAACCCAGATGTAGCTAAACCAATTGTTGAAGTTAGGGTAATAGTTGTGTCATCCGCGTCTATAACGCCGTTTAAAGTAGTTGATGCTACCCCATTAGTCTGCCCAGATTGACGGTTAATCCATACCTGAATAGGGCGTCCCTGAGTCAACTTGTTAGGGATAGTCATGTAGGTAGGCTCAGAAATACGACTGATGTTAATGTCGGTCTGATTAGTTGTACCGTTGTTTTGACGAATAGTCTGGTCTAGAAGATCAATTGTGTTGTTAGGTAGGGCATAGGTAGCCTGACCTGTATTCATCGTAATCTGGCCCTGTTCTACGGTCCACAAATTGATTCCACGGTTAGCCCACTCTACAGTAAGTAGGTTTAATGAACGTCTGGCCGTTTTAAAGTCGTAACCAGAACGAAGCTCAAGCCCGCATCTCTCGAATGCCTCTTCGATTAAATCGTTTAGGTCAAGATTAAATGCGCTTGTGCTTGAAGTTGTCATTACTTAACCTTTCGGTACGGCTTTACTTTTTGTTTTACTTTTGACGGCTGTGGCACGAACTGCTGTCCCTGTGCTTTTCCGGCTCGTTTGGCTTTTGTTGTCGCTGCGTACTCTTGTGGGCTTAGCGCTTTTATCGCTTTTTCCGGCAGGTACCGCTCTCCTGTTTCGGACGACTTTTTTCCCGACTTGGTTGTCCACTTCTGGTTGCCCCACGCTTTCAGGGACTTCTGCGACTTTGCTAGTGCCATAAATTAGCCTTTTTAACCATTCAATCATTTGTATCCCCCACCAGCTGCTTTATACTTTTTAGCTACTAGTTGCGCTTTACGAGCTGACCATTGACCAGCCCCAGTACCATGCGTTGCAGCAGCTTTTACCTGAGAGACAATACGCTTACGTAGGCTAGGCTTAGTATAGTTCCCAGCAGCATTAACTTTACCACCTTCGGCATACATAGTCACATCATCCGGATTATCTTTCCGTTTGATGGTCTTAGCTTTAGGCATTTTAGAAGGGGATATTGCCCCCATACCACGACTAGGTCTCATATTAAGCTCTTGTCTTTCCACGGATTGCACATCCGTCTGCGCGTTTAGAGGCTGAAGAAACTGAACCACCTTTAGCAAATTTACCGGCCTTTTTAAGGCGCTCTTTAGCTTCTTCGTTTTGCTTGTCAGTACCCATAATGTTTTCGTAAAGACGCTTACCAGCCTTTTTAACAGGCTCAACAATATACTTTTCCGCCACTGCGCGGTCTTCAGCGTTTTCTTGTTTGGCTATGTCGTCAACAAGCTTTTGAGGGTCTTTAACGTCAGCCATGATTACTTCTTACCCTTAGCCATACCGCCACCACACATAGCAATCATCTTACCTTTTGTGTGACCTTTAGTCACGCAACCATCAGCACGGGTTACGCCGCCTTTAGCCATTTTGTGCACTGATTCCTCATGCGCTTTAACTTCAGCTTTTGCCACTTTTTTCATCATGGGCATGTCTTGTTTAACGTCGTCATGTTTCATATTAGCAAGCCTTTCCGCCTTTAGCCATCTTAACAATCTTGCCTTTGGTTTTACCCTTAGACTCGATACCACCACCTTTAGCCATTTTTTTAACTGGTGCGTCTTTCTTAGCAGCAGCTTCTTTTTTCTTAGCAATCATTTCCATAAATGGATTTGTCTTTTTCATATTAGTTCCTTTAAATTATTTTTGACCCCAATAACCGGCAATAAAACCGGCAATACCTGTTACAAAACTAACCGCTCCACCTATAGCCATCAAGGTTTTCCAGCCACCTCTAGCTTCGGAAAGGGTCTTGTTAATTTCAGATAAAGATTTTTTTACTTCTTCCATATCTTTAACAAGCTTATCCATGTCGTCCTGTAGATGCCTAATTTCCGATGCGTGCGTGGCTAATTCTCTAGCCTGTTCCATTAACTCACTCATTTAGCACTTCCACCTTTTTAAAGAGGCTGCCTTACGAGTTGGCTTACCGTTTTCATCTTTCATAGGACCAGGCATGCCCGACATACGCGCACAGAATGACTTCTTACGTGGACCACCTTCAGGCTGTGGGGCCTTTAGATTAGATCCTGTAGCGGCGTTATATTTAGCACGGCCTTTAGCGGTAAGACCAGCCCCTTTCGAGACTGGTAGCTTCTCACCACGACCTACTGCGAGAGAGACGCCTTTTTTCTTAGCCATAGAACATCGTTACTTTAGAATTATTTAGGTTAACCACATAAAGGCTATTAGCCAAAATACCCTCGCCAGGGATAGGAATAAATGTTGCAATTTGTACCGTCGGGCTAGTTATCTGAAATAAGTAGTTGGTTAGATTGCCCTCTGGATCACGGTCCATTAGAACAATAGTTCCATTTGTCGGGCAAGTAATCAAAAGACCTTTTATTCGGATTCTTTCATTAAACTGGTCACCTTGAGCTAGAGCTACCGATTTTACGTCATATTGCATTGCCATAATTAAATCCTTTTAGTGAGGGGCCGAAGCCCCTCTTATTTGTTTAGTAAACGTTTATGGCAATTACAAGGTCTGGTGAGCCAGGACCGTACCCAGATGGGTTTCCTGTGTCAAGGAATACCCAGTTTGTTGTGCCGTTAGTATTAAATGTGGCGCTAGTCACTACAACGTAGTGTGTCTGTCCGTCTGCTGTAGTAATAACAATTGTTGAACCAGTTGTTAAGGCGTTAAATGTGGCCAATGCCGCTGGCGAAATACTTGCGGAATAATCTAACTCTAGGTTAAATCCGCCACCCCAACTAACACCGCCGCTAAAACCATTAACGCCTGCAGGCCAATCACCGTTCGCAACAGAATATGCCACTCCTGGTAATGGTGCTGGGCCAGGAGGTGCAAACGCTTCTTGCCAGCCAGAATTACCATATACTTCGTAAATATTAGTGTCTGTGTTGTAAATCAACAAGCCTGTAACAGGTGTTAAAGCATCACGCTCTGCTGTTGAAAATGAGTTCTCAATGAACCCACCGTCGGACTTTACTGGTCCGCTAAATGTGGTTTGTCCCATGATTTTATCCTTATACCCAAGCTAAACCGTCGTAATACGTAACAGCATTTGTTGTGCTGTTAAATACCATCAAACCAGTTTGTGGGTTAACGATTGCGTTAACTTGAGTTGTTGTTAATACGGGAAGAATAAAGCCGTTCTGAGATACGACTGGGCCGCTGAATGTGGTTTTTGCCATGATAAATTGTCCTTCATACAAAGATAAGCTTATTAGTCTTGTATGCGTCTGCCGGGGCAGTCTAATAAGCCGGATTATTCCCGGTTTCAGTAATATTACTCTATTTTAAAGAAGTTGCAAGTTTTTTATTCTTTTTTTCTTGTCGTTCATCATAGTGATGAATCCTATGGCAGTTTGCACAAAGCACTATACATTTTTCTATTTCTCTCATAATCTTGGGCCAACAGTGCCCGTCTTTAACTAGCTCGTTTACTTTTTGGTCTTCATCTACGGGGGTAACGTGGTGAAAATCTAAGGTTGCAGGGCGGGATTCTCCACAAATCGTACAGCTAAGTTGTTCCTTATAGCTTACAAACCATTCTTTATGTGCTTTTCTTCTCGCGCGCACTTTCCGTATTACTTCTTTTTTATTTTTTTCATAGTACGCTTTTGAGTACTCTGCGTGCTTTGCCTTCCTTACTTCTGGGTCTTTATACGGCATTACGGCTCCAAACAGTAAACTCTTTGCTATCTAAAGAATAAACTCGTATATCCCCACCTGAATACAGGTCACTCTGCGTAGCTGCCCAACAAGCCTCTTCGGCTGTATGTCCTAAAACCATAACAGATAAAACAGCCATTGTGCCACTACCTAAAGCCTCATAAGTTGGGACTTTTTGAAATCTTAGGTCTTTACCAGAAACGAATAATCCTTCGTTTGTCAAAAGCATGAAATCGGCATCATCGACATCTTTGATAATTGGCGCTTTACCTTTTTTACCATCTCTGAAGTAATCAACAACCGTCTGAATACTTATAAAGTCACCTGCACCTGCAAGTAGTCCTTGAGGTACTCTAAATACTTTTTCGTTTTCAAAGTTTTTTGTATCTGAGTCATCATCTGATACTTGACTATCAGTAACAATAATCTTTCTAGTCCAGTCACCAATAATAGTGCTCATATTCAACCTTATTTGAAAATGGTAATTATTCCGGCTATATAAAAAATTACAGCAACGAGCTCAACTAAAAATAATGGAGTATCTTTCTGAGCCCAACCTGCGAAAGTCCACAATACACTGCCTATAAGGCTAAGCACTATATTAATCGGATATATATTAAAGCTTGTTAGCCCAATACCACTTAAGCACAAAATCGTACCTAACCATTTGATTATAAGCATATATTCTTTGCAAACATGTGTCATTACCTGTTTTTTATCCATAATATATTTTACAAGTAAAAGAAAAACCCCACGTCTTAGGTGGGGCTCTTCAACCAAAACCAGTTTTACCCGGTAAAGGTGGAGTGGTGCTTAAGCGCCAGATGAACCAAACATACCTAGTGGGTCTGAATAGCCAAATGAATAACGCTCACGAGCCTTGTAACGTACGTTACCAGTGTCAAAGTCACCGTCCATGCCTGTAGACATAGGTGTACGAACAAAGTGCTTCATACCGTTAGGTACATCAGTGCACAAGAACCATGCGTTGCTATCTGTCAAGTAGTTGTTTACTGTGTAACCACCTGGGATAGAACCGTTGTTCTTAATCGCGTTGATGTCGTTATCGGCTGTGCCTACACGAAGTTCAGTTTCCAACAAGCGTGTTGCAACGAATTGCAATGCAGGTGGAACGATTAGCTTACGTGGCTTAGCAGCGATCAAAAGACCACGCTCATCTGTCCAAGCAGCGATTTGAATAACAGCATTTTCCAATGAAGTTTCGTTCAAGTCAGCTTGAGTAGAAGGAGTGTTGCTGTTTACGCCACCAGAGATTAACGGGTGCTGTGTAGAGAACAATGCAACGCCGTCACCGCCAGTTGCTGTAAAGCCTGTATTTAACACGTTAGCAGCTTTTACTTGCTTTGTGTAGGCCATAGAGCGAGCTAATGCTCTTGTGTAGCGAGCAGACAAGCTGTCATACAAGTTATCTTCAATAGCTTCTTCAGTTAAGCTGAAGCCCATTGCAATTGTCTCGTGTGTGTAGCGAGCTGTGAAAGCTTCTTGCGCGTTGTCATATGACAAAGCAGAACCTTCGTTCTTTACTGGAGCAGCACTGAAGCCTGACAACTTAGTCTCTTCTTCGAACGAACGCTCAGAAGTTTCTGTATCGTAGATTTCTTTATGTTGCTCACCGTATGTTGCGTACTCAAGTCCGAACAATGCGTTCAATCCTGGTAATAGCTCTTTTAAGAGTTGTGCGCGTGAAATAGCCATTATCTAGCTCCTTATGCGAATACGTTACCAGCAGAGCCGGTCAACTGTGGGTTAGTCAAAACAACCAAAACTTCGCGGAAGTTAGTTGCGTTAATAGCTGTTTCTGGAACAACTGCAATTACCTTAGCTGGCAATGTAGATGCGTTACCTGAGCCACTTGATGGGGCCAAGATAGAGACACCTGAGTTACCAGTAGTTGCAGAACCCGCACCTTGAACAACTTGAACGTTTACGCCAATAGCGCCTAGTGTTGTTGAAGAAACGTTTGCACCATCTGTAACAACAGCTTTAAATGCCGCGTTACCGTCAACAACTACATAAGCAACTGGAGAAGAGGCTGCAGCGTTACCTGGGTAATACTGTGACTGAACTGTTTGGCCTTGAGTGTTTACGTACTGGCAACCTACAAATACACCAGCTGTTTGTGTGCTAACGTTTGATGCGTCGTTTGTTACTGTTGATTTAACAATTTGCCCATCGGTAATAAGAACTAGATCGCCGTTGTAGATAGCAGCATTGCTAGAAGCGACTACGTATTGTGTAGTAGCGCCAGCGTATGGCATGCCGTCTTGACGGTTAACTGGTTTAAAACCATATGGAGCGCTTACTGTTGGATAAGCCATTTAAATACTCCTAATAATTAATAAAATTTACTTGCCTTTACCAAACGATACGCTTGACTTCTTGTCGTTAAACAATGGCATGCGTGGGTCGTTGGCTCTCATCAAATTATTATCTACAGCCGTCGTTTGGTCATTCGTTATCTTTTGGAAGTGTGCGTTCCGCTGGTTAACGAGTTCAATTGGCGTCTTGCAAAGTAATAACCCACCGACTTCAATGTTGTCTTTAAAACGACTATTTGGGTCGATTAGCAGTTGTAATGCGGGTTGTTCCTCAGCTCTCACGGGTTCCCAGCCTTCTCGTAATTTCGCAGAGAGGTTACGCGGGTCAGCGTTGTTAAGCATTGAAACACGGATCCAGCGGTAAGCAAAACCGTCTTGTTTGTCTGGTTCAGGCAAAAGTTCTGCTGGCGCCCACTGCTTTGGACGTTCAGCTGTTACACGAGTTTCTGTACTACGTGGTTTACGATTTTGTTCCATTACTGGTTTCCTTTCATTTGTTCAGCAACCTTTTTGGCGTATAGTTCTAGTGGTACTCCCAATTTCTTAGCAATGGCCACTTGAGACTTAGTAAGTCTTACCTTACTTGGAGCAGTACTACGAGTAGCCGGGGCCACTACGTTACTTGCTGGTTTGGCACGAGCTTGAGGTTTTTCCTCTTCCTCGGATAGATTTTCTTCAACTTCGCTCCCGAAATATTCGGGGAAACGGCGCTTCATAGTGCCGTCAATGGTCTTAAAATACTCTTCGGAACCGATGTACTGTTTTCCGAACTGCTTTTCTAATTTCTTATGCAACCCAAGGGCTGAAGCACTCATTTCATCATCGTCACCGTACCAAGGGTTTTCATCTAGCCACTTAGAAGTACGCGGATCAACTTGAGGTTGTTGCTCTTGCGTGTCGTATGATGGTATTTGTACATCAAATTCTCTAGCTTGTAAAGGTTTTATTGCATCAGCTTTCTCAATTCTAATTGTAGCCTGAGAAATTCTTGCCTGCGCATCTGCTAATAAGTCGCTGTCACCTGCCTCATAAGCGTCTTTAAAAGCGCGTTTTGCGGCTTCTAGTTCACCCTGAGCGGCTGATTTACCTTGGTCAATAAAGACTTTAGTACCCTCTTCGAGCTGCCTTTGTAGATTTTTAGCCTCATCCGCCATAATTCTAGCTGCGCGGATGGCTTCATCACGCTCACGTTCTGCCGCTTCTTTGGCGCGGCGCTCATCGTGATAACCCTTAGTAAACTTTTTCATACGAGCTTGAATGCTCTCGTCGTACTTGTTTAGCTTAGCTTCTGGGATTTCTTCTGGGGCTTCGCCTGGTTGACGGTTACGGTCTTCTGGAGGTGTATCATCTACAATCTCAATTTCTGACTCGGGTTCAGCCACATTCGCTGCGTCTTCTGCAACCTTCGTAGCTTTGTTTTCCTCTTCTAGTTCGTGAGGAAACTTAAATTCTTCCATATATTCTGCCATTTTTTACTCCTTAAGCACGTTTAATACCACGAGGATCCAGTACAGTACCTTCTACTGAGTCATCATTGATAATACGGAATTCGCGACCATGAATTTTTAAGCGTGTACCTGAATTAGGTCTAGCCAAAACAAAGTCGCCCACTTTACACCAAGGGCCATTAGGGAAACGTACTGTGTCCTTATAGCAATCTGGTCCCATTTTCACTACGAAAAAAACCGTTGATAGGATTTCTTCATGGTGCATTGTTGCGTCAGCTTTAATAATGCCACTGTCGTATTTTTCCTCAATCTCAGGAATTGCACAGAGAATGCGGTAGCCAGATGGGTCCGGCAGTTGTGTAGCTTTATCGTCATCGGTCTTATCTAGTACAGCAGATAAGTCGACAGCTTGTGACAAATCAATCGTCATCAGAGTTCTCCAGTCTTTGCACGAGGTCTTTAGTTATTTGAATAGCGGACTCCAGACCCCGGATTGTGCCCACTACTTGCCGGTATTCCTCGATGGTTTGAGGTCTACCAGCTATGATCGACTGTGAATGAATAACTACTTCATCCTGAAACTCTTTAATTAAATAATCAAAGTTGTTCAATTATTTTCCTTTTTGTTGGGTTCATTTTTTTGGCGATTTTGCGCAGCCATTTGAGCCCTATCCCTAGCAATATCTTTACCGATACGTAGTCCTTCTAATTGGTTACGTGAAGATAAATCTTCCTTATCCTTGGCAACCTTGGCACCAACCTGCATGCCAGCAATTTCTTTTTGCGATGCAATACGTTCTTGCTCGACCTCAATCTGGTCGGCTTTAGCAGCTGCATCCATGATGTCTTTTTGTTTCTTACGCTCAAGTTCAGCCTTCTTAATAGCCAACTCTTCCTGCTGCATTTGGATGAGTGGGTCTTGGGCTTGCTGGGCTGCCTGTTGAGCTTGCTGCTCTTGGACATTCTTCTGTAATAACTGTTGAGCTGCTTGAGCAGATGCTTGCGCCACGCGAGCGGCAACCATTGGGTCCATACGCGGAGCGTCTTCACCTGGTTCTGGTAGTTGAGGCAACGGCATACCAAGCTGGGCTTCGATCTGTCTTCTGTACTCAAACCCTAAGTGTTCCGCGATATGAGCTGACATCGCCGCACCAATCTGCTGTGCCAATGGGCTTGATTGAACCAACTGCATAATCTTTGGATCCTGCATGGCCGCCATATGAACGGTAATATGTGATTCGTGGTCCTGCTCAATAAATGCTTTTACTGGCTTCATCTTTAAAAGATTCTGGTTTTCGGACACAGGGTCGGTCGGCACCATGTCATCTTCCATCGGGATAAGCTTGGCCGCGTTCTTGATGCCGAGGACCTCGACCATTTGACGGTGTAGGAGCGGGAGATTGTATAGTTGAGGAGCTGACTGTGCCAACTGCAATACCGCTTGGTACTGAACAATCTTTTGCGCCATTGTCGCTGCATTTGGGTCAGAGACAGGTATAACTTCGACGTTGTCGTAATCCGACTTCTTCGCAGCACGTGAGCCTTCTTCTGGTTCATAGTCATATTCTTCTGGTGTGTAATCCGCAATGATGTTCTTTAATAACTTGAACTCAACCTTCATAGCGTAGTGAACGCGCGCTTGAACAGCTGACATTACCTTGAGGGTTCTTTCCAAAATAGCTAGTGTTGTACCAACCGGAGCATTAGCGCCCATGTCAGAAATCTTAGTGTCACCAGCCGTTGCAAACGCGCGTCCTTCGGCCACAATATTCTGGAACAAAGTGTAAAGAACTTGTGATGGCTCTTTGTAAGGTAACGGTAAGATGTTATCTCTGATTGAGCCGCTAGGTACGTCTACGTCTCTGAATTCACCTGGAGCGATTGGCGTGTCGTCGCCTTTGACTCGTAAGCCTCTTGATTTAAGTCCGCCGGGTAGGTTTGATAAAGTTCCAGCATCAACAAGCTGGCGAATAATACTAGTAGCAGAGCGAGCATAGCCACCAATAAGATGAATAAGTCCATAGCCGTAAAACCCGAAACCTGGGATATATTGGTAATGTACAAAATGATTCCTCTTTAGTTTAAGAACATCTTCCTCGTACCAGTTTCTTCTGATAGCTAGGATTGTGCCTGACTGTTTCTCAATTGTAATAACGTATGGCAAGCCAATGCCAGTCTCTTCGCCGTCTCTCTCATCTTCATAACCTGGCATGTCAAAGTTAATGTGCATCTCAAGAATACGGTAGCGATTATCAGTCGTCGCAGTATAGCCAACACCTTCCGCTTTTTTCTTCTCGATATCATCCAACTCACCCGACGGTTCTGGTAAATCTACGTCACGGTAAAAGCCAGCTGCCATTAGCTTTTTCATTTCATTCTTAGTTTTACGCATTACGTGGGTTACACGGTCTGCTGTTTCTAAGTTAGCTGCGCCGTAAGGTACAACCATATCTTCTGCTGGAATGAACATGGCTACTTGACGGCCTAATGATGGATCGTAGTAAACCTTTTTAAATGCTGAACCTGCTAATGGTAAATTCCACAATAGCTTCTCATGTTCTGGGCGGTACTCAGTCATCTGCTCAGTCAACTTAAAGTTCATGTCTTCGCGTACACGGCTAGCAGCTTGTTCTTTATCGCGGGTATCTTTACCAATGATCTGAGTCTTAACTGGACCCTGTGCTGGGAAAGTCTCCATGATTGATTCTGATTGGAAGCGCACTACTGACTCTGTTAGCATCGGGTGGAATACACCGCATGCGCCTTCCCATGGCTCAGTCTTTTCTTCTAGCTTAAGACCAAGTAACTTTAAACCGTCTGAATATGTATCAACCCAATCTTTGCGGGCGCCAACGTCACCATCAAACATACCAACTAAATCACCAGCAATTTCTTGCAGCTCACTGTCGTCCATATCCTCGGCAAGGTTACGGCCAAATTCTGGGTCTTCTGCCTCTTGCTCCATCTCTAGGATTGGCTGACCGTCCAGACCAATTGTTACAGACTCTGGATCCTCAATCTCAATCTCGATCTCTGGCATATCTTCTGCCATCTGTTCAAGACCCATTGGGGCTGCATATAAACTCTTTTCAATTGCCATAATTTACCTATACGTTGTAATAGCCGGGATTGCGCTTGGACTTAAAATATTTAATATCTTCTGGCTCATCTGTGGGGAGCCTCATGAACCCACCTTGCCTAAATCGCATCAAAGCTAAAGTCATCGAGTCTGTTAAGTCATCATGTTCGCCCGCGGGGAACGCAGCAACTTCATCAACGAGTTCTTCAGCCCAACGTGTAGCTGGTGCCCATACTTTACCAGATGCAAATAAATCTGCAACACTATTTAATCTAGAAATCTTATCCTGGCCTTTGCCCGGGCTATACTCCGTGGCCGAAATTCCCATACGACGGAGCTCTTGGATAAGTGGAGCGCCAGCAGCTTTTTTTTCAACCAGGAAGGAATCCGGTTCGTATTCTTGGTAATGCTCGAACGCTTTTTTCTTAAGTTCCGGGAACTCCATGCGTGCTTTAAAGGCGTCGAGAAGTATGATATTCGGTAACATGTTGTCCTCTTCGTAATACCATACGCCCCACGTTGTGCACGCCGAGTAGTCGTTAACCGTCTTCTTTTCATGAGCCGTATCCCACGCCTGAATTATAAACTCACACTGCGGCGGGTCATCCGCTTCCCATATCTGCCACCATTCACGCTTAATAATAGCTGAGCTGTCTGACACTGGGTCCTGCATATACTGAGCCATCCACTTACCGTTAGGTAACTCGTTACGCAAAACTTCTAATTCTTTTAGTGACCAGAACTCTGGCCATAGGGGTTTACCCGTAGGTAATATAGCTGGAAAGTCAATCACTCGCCACTCACTACCACCTCGTTGGGCTTCCGCCTTAATTACTTGGGCTGTCAAATCTCTTAGTGACCATCTAGTCATAACAACTACAATCGCACCGCCCGGCTGCAAACGCTGTCTCGGACCCGATGTGTACCACTCATAAGTCTTGTCATAAATCTCTGGGTTGAACGCAGCTAGTGCGGCTTCTTGTTCTGAGTGTGGGTCGTCAATAATAAGTAAATCCGCGCCTTTACCCGTAACAGCACCGCCCACACCAATAGCGAAATAATCACCACCGAAGTTAGTGTTCCAACGACCAGCAGCTTTAGAATCTGACTGAAGCTGGACACTTGGGAATATTCTTTTGTACGCATCTGAGTCCACCAAGTTACGCACCTTACGACCAAAGCCAACCGCAAGTTCTGCTGTATGTGATGTTTGAATTACTTTCTTTTTAGGGAACTTACCTAAAAACCATGAGGGTAAAAGATATGAAGCAAACTCTGACTTGGTATGGCGGGGTGGCATGTTAATAATAAGGCGTTTACACTTCCCGTTAGCCACATCTTCAAAAGCTTCTGCCATCTGAGCATGGTGTCTACCCGCAATAAAGTCTGGCCACACCTCATTAACAAACGCTAAGAAGTCTGTATCACAAAGCTCGCGCACTTCGCGGGTTTCAATCTCTCCAATGATCTCAATTAACTCAGCCTTTTCATCTTTTGGCATCGCTTCGAGCATATTATTGCGCTCTAACTCTGGCATGTTACGGAAGGCGTCAATCATTGGGTTCATTCAGGTGATCTCCCCAATTCTTTATCTAAATCAATAATCATAGCTTTGCGTTTTGTCTTTATCGGGGCTTCTACCAGGTCGACTGGGCCCATATAACGCGCTAGTTTCTTAGCAAGCTCTTCTTCTAACTCTGCTGTGCTCTTCATATTGACTGAAATATCAATTTTATCGGCAAACATACCCAAATCTGATAATTTTCCTAAGCTTTCTAGCGCTTTTAGTCGGTCAGAAGCCTTTTCACCTAGGGATTGTGGGTCAGATTCCTCTACTAGACGTGTTTTTACGTATGTCCGTAGCTTAATTGAGTCCTCAACTACCTGATTATGGTACTTATCAACTAAATTATTCAGCCACAAAGTAGTTTCTGAGTTGAATGGTCTGCGCATCGCAGTTGGATGCCCGGTAAATTGCTTTGCTGCCTCTCGTGCGGCGCTTTCTATGTGCTGCTTGTCTTCTGGTTTGCTAGGGTCTGGCTCAACTAGGCCATTCTCCAATAGAAATTGTCTTGTCCTAAAGGCGGCTTTGGCTCTTTCTTGGACAGTCGTCATCTCCTGTGGGGTTAAATCCACTGGGATCGGAATAGAGAACTCCGGTGTTACAACAATCATATTTTGGCAACCTGATTTAGCAAGGCGATGACTGAAGTATATACTAAATTGGGCTACTAGCAACTAACTATTAAATAAAAGCAACAAAATTTAAAACATACAGGATATTTTAAGTCGCCGAGCCGACTCACTAATTGCGTTCGCCCGAACCATACTACTTTATTTTAAAGTTCTTCTCAACCAATTCAACCCACGTTTCAAAAAACTGCACTGTGAATTTACGATACCCTTCTAACATGCTGATGACTTCTTTGAATTCCATTTGATACTCCTAGATTAATATTGCACTGCAGCAATTATATCCTAAATACCTTCTTTGCAATTTTTTAATATGTATACCTGGTCTCGGTACACAAACCCACACTCTGATTTGCGTAGTATTTTTACATCGCGCAAAGGCGCAGCGCACCCTAAACATATGCAAGTAATAAGTATGAGTAAGGCTTTCATATATAAGATTTTACCTAAAAAATATATAGGTGGGGGTAGGATTCTTTTACTTTGATGACGGGGGGTATTTGCATGAAACGTTAAGTTAGTGGTTGCTAACAAATCAATAGGGGGACGGGGTTCCGTTGTAAAAATGCTGGTAGAACGTGCAGAACTCAGTATATAGGTAGATGGGATGGGACCCAATTTGGAAAAGGCGGGGTGGGGTCAAACTATCATTTTGGAAATCGTGATTTTTTCTAGCGGATTTTTTGGATTTTGTTTTCCCTATGATAGGGATTGAATACCTGACTAACTTATAGGGCTATTGACAAGGTTTATCAATCTGTTATAATATAGTCATAGTTAGGAATGGTTCTTAACTATATAAACTTTAAAGGAAATACAAAATGACTAAGACTAACAACGCAATTCTTACAATGGTTCAATCAGTTAAGACAACAAGCCAAGGTGCGACGGTTAAGACAACAAGCGCCAAACCAAGCCTAACCGCTATCGAAACGCTTAACCTCATTACCGAATCCGCTATCGCTTGCGCCTCAGGTGAAAAAGCAAAGGTAGCATTGGGCGAATCATTAGAAGCATTTAACAAGGGCGCAATTAACCTCCACAGCGCGGGCGTGCGCTTATTAGACGGGCGTAAAAAGGATGCTAGCTCAATGGCTAACCGTAAAGCGTTTTTAGACCAAGCCGAGAAAAGCGGGTTATCACCTAAAACCGCTCAAAATTATTATGAGTTGTTTTTCAAAGTGGTGAACTCAGGCAAGGCAATCAAATCTTTTGACTTTAAAACCAATGCCAAAAAATCAGGCGATAAAGTTGAACAGGAATTCGCCAAAGTTTTAGCGGGTTTATATAATCACTCAGAATTTGATTCGCTAAGCGAAGAAGCGCAAACAGAGATAACAGAGCTTTTGGTATCTGCTAATTATCTATAATCCCTATCATATGGATTGACCCCGCCAAGCGCGGGGTTTTTTTCCGCCTTCTTTTTATTCTTGATTTTGTTTTCACAAAATATTTTTCTTTAAATACTATCATTACTATCATGCTGGCTCAGTAGTCGGGCAGGTGAGTAGTCAGGTAGACGAGTAGGCTAGTTTGTAAACTTAATCGAATGCCAGAAACTTGTTCAACTTAGTACAATGCCACAAACTTAACCGAATGCCACAACACACTTTTAAAAAACTCGGAAAAACCGACAAATCAATAAGCATAAGGGTTTGCGAGGTGCAAGGTGTATAATTTCTGAGTTATATAATATATGACTATTCTATAAAAATATATATAGTAAGACAATGTATATACATGAATTATTTTATTTCCAAACTCACCTTGGAAAGGGGTCTTTTTTCGGAAATTCCGCAAAATCAATGTTTATAAGGGGGTATTTTCCTAATTTCCGATTTGCACAATTTTTAAGCAGGTGTTTTTACCCCTAAAACAGCCAAATTCGACCTAATCCCTATCATAGGGAATAAAACTTGTATTACAAACAAAATACTTCTTTACTACGCTTGTGGGTTGTGGCACACTACGCTTGTAGTAAATCTATAACACATTGTAAGGACAATTAAATGACCCAAAGAACCCGAAAATCACATAACAACGCAATCCTAAACATCAGATTGCCCGAACCAGTCCTAACCCAACTGACCACAATTTCAGACGCTCAATACAAATCTGTTAGCACAGTCGTGCGAGATTTAATCGTTCAGCACATCCAACAGAACTCAATCTTTTTGACCACACAGACACAAACCCAATCAACCCGAATTGGTAAACCCATGAGTGACAAAGAATACAAGTTTATGCGTGAACAAGAAATGCGTGGTGCATCACCCCTCCGACCTCAATCACCGAGCAATCAACAAACCCTTGAAATGCGACTAACACCTGATGAACTTTCTGAGTGGGAATAACTATGCACCGCACCACAAAAGAATTAGCCGAACTAATCCACAAGTCCAAGCTAAAGAAGCGAGGGGTAAAACTATCACTTTTTGCTGAGATAGATGGGGAGGTTCGGTCACTTCAACAATGGGCTAAAGACTTCGACCTCAAATACTACACCGTGCTCAAACGCCACAAGAAGGGCGTAACTGGCAGAGAACTCATCAAACCAGTAGATTAAAAACCACTAGCTCATGGTAGCTCACGCCTAACCTCACACCAAAACATAGCTTGACAAACCTAGTATAAGCTGGTATACTTTAGTTATAGTTGGAAGTAGTACGTTTTGGTGTAGCCAAATCCCTATGATAGGGAATAGCCCTTGATGAGTAGCCAACCCTCTTTAACAAACCGCATAAATGCCACTAAACAAAGTGGTGCAAGGTAGGCGTAGGTAGCAACAGTCATAAATAAGCGTGACGAGTTTTGTTGTTCGCCGAGCAGTAGCCTTGCGGTATCTAGTGTGTAGGTGGTTATTTGTATTGGGTTTATTTGTAGTGCATGCCGCACCGATAAGACCTTTTATAAATACCATGTGACCATACACATTACCGACCCACGCCCTAACCTCTTACAAGAACTGCGTTCATAGCAGAAGGCAAACAACATAGAAGATTTATAGAACACTTGGGCAGCCGAGTGTTCACTTAAGTTTTTTACAAGGAGAAGTAAATGAGTAAGTACAAGCCGACCTGTAAGTTATGCGGTGATGAGTTCGCTACGGCGCGCTTCAAACTGGGCATAGCAGTATGTCTTGAGTGTGGTGATGCCATAGCAAAAGAACGGAAGTTCACAATCGTACCAATGAACAAGAGTAACTACATTCCAGTTACAAACTTTGAGATTCTTAAACAACTTAACCCAAAGAGGACAACATGAATACCCTAAACAAAATATATAACCCTGAGTGGTCAGCCCGTAAGCGTAGGAACCGTAATGAGTTAGAAGCCTTGCGTATGCTCGTCGAGCTAATGAAAGCTGATACGCCGAAGGAGAAGCGTAAAGTAATTAAGACTTATAACCCGTACCACTACATATTTGGTAACAAACTTAACCCACGAAAGGAAGTAAGCCATGAGCAAGAATCAGTATGAATCCATTTATAAAAATACAGGCACGGCACCTCGCACAACGGCAGAAGCATATAGGAACGCCGACTATGCCACACCGATATACCGCATGAGAACAGAGTGGGATGATGCGAAAGACTTCTTTATTGGTCTATGCGTATTCGCAATGTTCGTTGTGTGTTTCCTAGCCATAGGTTATGGCTTCATGGAGTGGCTTGATATTAAACTGTAAGCCTGTTATAATGTAGTGTAAGTAGAGTTATGTGTGTTCAACCAATTCCCTATGATAGGGATTAACTAAGGAAATTAAAATGTTAAATGATAAAGACTATGCCTATTCTAAAATCAGTTCGTCAGCCATGTTGGTTGATGTTTCCATCTCTGTGTGGACAGGGCGAAAGCTAGACAAGTCGGTGAGTGCTGAGATTGATTCAGCCAAGCAGACCAAGACCAAGGCAGGCAACTACCACAAGAATCTTTTGGCAGGCTCTGAGAAGTTAGCCGAGATTGGTAAGATTGCATCAGCAGTTCGTAATTGGCATTACACACAGACCTCGCCTTGGAATGATGCGGGTTCACGCTTGTTACCTAGTTCTTTGTTCATGGACTACAAGCTACGCTTAACAGAATACGAAAAGATGTTTACACAAGCGGTTACATCATTTCTGGCGGAGTACGACACACTTATAACCAAGTCAGCGTTTCAGTTAGGTGACCTATTCAATCGTGAGGACTACCCACAAGTAGACAAGATAGCGACCAAGTTCGGGTTTTTGTATTCATTCAGCCCTGTACCTGAGAGTGGTGATTTCCGAGTGGATATTGGTGAGGCGGGTATGGCAGAGCTACGCAACAACTACGACCAAGCCTACCGATTCAAAGTAGCAACGGCTATGGAAGATGCCAAAGCACGCTTACACGACCAACTTAAACATATGAGTGAGCGACTAAGTGGCGTACAAGGTGACACCAAAAAGATATTTAGAGATAGCTTGATTGATAACGCAGTCGAGCTATGCCAAGTATTGAAGCACCTGAACATTACGCAAGACCCTCAGCTTGAACAGATGAGGTATGACCTCGAGCAAAGCATTAAACATATTGATGCCCAAAGTCTACGAGAGAGTGATGAGTTACGCCGAGCCACTAAGAATAGAGTGGACAGTCTTTTAAATAAATTTGCATTTTAATTAAACCAACCAAAGGAGTAGTAAACATGGACTTATATAAATCAATCACATTGAAGCAGACCGCCGAGCTTATCCTAGCAGTAGGCGATAAGGTAACTGTACTTGCACAAGGCGAGATGGGTATTGGCAAATCATCTATCCTCAAGACACTTAAAGATAAATTAGGTGACAAGTACCACTACTGTTATGGTGACATGACCACTAAAGATGTGGGCGACTTTCTTGTACCTAAGATTCGCACCATTGATGGCACAGAGGTATGTAGCTTTATACCTAACGAGGAGTTCGGCTTTCACTTTGACAAGCCTATTGTGTTGATGCTTGACGAGATTGGCAAAGCACCCAAGGCAGTTATGAACGCTTGCTTACGCCTGATGCTTGAACGACAGCTAGGTATCTATTCATTACCCAAGGGCAGTATTGTGTTCGCTACAACTAACCTAGCAGTAGAGGGTATCGGTGACAACTTACCGCCTCATGCACGCAATCGTATCTCGGTAGTGAAAGTAGCTAAGCCAAGTGCTGAGGACTGGATAGAGAACTATGCTTTAGATAATGGCATCTTGCCTGAAGTTATCCTAGCAGTAAAACAATTCCCTCAGATGTTGCAGTCATTTGAAGATGTAACCGACCCCAAGGACAACGAGTATATCAACGACCCTCGTATGCCTAGACCCGCATTTGTGACACACCGCTCACTAGAGAAAGCTAGTGACATTCTCAAAGCAACCAAGGGCATGAGCGATACTATCACCTCACACGCTCTTATCGGCACAATCGGTGCAAGAGCAACTTACGACATGATGGCTATGGTCAGACTAGCTAACGACCTACCTGATTGGGATAGCATTGTTAAATCACCAATGACCGCACAAGTACCTGATTCACCAAGTGCCGTATGTATGTTGGTCTACTCAGCCGTACAACGCATAGAGAAAGATTCAGTTAATGCGTGGGTTAAATACATGAGCCGTATCAGTAAGGAAGCACAAGGCTTATTCGCCACAAGCGTGATGCGAACCAAGAAAGCAAGCACAGTAGGCACAAGCAAGGAGTTCATAACATGGGCTACCGACAACAACTATTTATTCGCTAGAGCTTAATCCCTATCATAGGGAAAGGAGATGTTATGCAAACAACCATAAGTAAACTTACAGCAGAACAACGCATTGAACGCTGTCACATTGACCTGATGAACCACCCGAACTTTGTCGCATATAGTGGCATCTTGATGATTGGCTCAGTAAAGATATGTGACGATACACCTACGGCTTACACTAATGGCAGAGATGTTGTGTATGGCAGAGAGTTCTTAACTAAGCTAACTGAACCTCAGTTGCGTGGTCTTATCTTGCATGAGAACAAACATAAGATGTACCGACACATAGCTACATGGCAACACTTATGGAAACAAAATGCTCGTAAGGCTAACATGGCTTGTGACTATGTAATCAACATAGAGATTGTTGATGAGGGTAAGGCTACTAACGGCTTTGTCGAAGTACCTGATGGCGGTCTTGTTGATGAGAAGTATCGTGGCATGGACAGTCAGACGGTGTTCAGTCTATTACCTGATGAAGATGAACAAAGTGGTGGTCAGGGTGGAGGCTCGCTTGATGAACATGGTTGGGAAGATGGTCAGTCTATGTCAGCCGAAGAAGTTAAAGAGTTAGCCGAGGAGATTGATAACGCAGTTCGACAAGGTGCAATCCTAGCGGGTAAGTGTAACGGTAATCTTAATCGTTGCTTTACCGACTTGATGAGTGCCAAGGTCAATTGGAAAGAAGCCTTGCGTGAGTTTGTATCGTCGGTTGCCCAAGGTAAAGATGATTCCACATGGCGTAAGCCTAATCGTAGATGGTTGCAACACAACATCTATATGCCAAGTACTATCAGCGAGAGCATGGGGTCTATCCTTATTGCCGTAGATACATCAGGCTCTATTCGTGACGAGGACATCAACAAGTTCTTATCCGAGGTAGTAGGCATCATGAACAATGTGAACCCTGAGCAAGTGCATCTGTTGTATTGGGACTCAGCAGTAGCGGGGCATGAGGTGTATGGCGTTGGAGATGGTGACAGACTAATGAGTTCTACCAAACCCAAGGGCGGTGGTGGTACAAGCCCTAGTTGTATTACCGAGTATATGAAAGCCAATAAGCTAACACCTGAATGTAGCGTTGTGCTTACAGATGGTTATGTAGGTGGCGATTGGGGTGGCGATTGGTCTAGCCCTGTGTTGTGGGCAATCGTTGGCGGTTGTAAAGATGTGCCGACTAAAGGCTCAGTTATTTATGTTGATTAAGGAGATGGTATGAGTTTAGCTGATGATGTAGCAGACTTGGAAGAATCGTATGAGCAAGCAAAACAAGATTGTAGAAACCTTGAAGAACAGCTTGATGAGGTTGAGATGGAGTTAGAAGATGTGACAAATCAATTAACCGACCTGAAAGCATTTAAGGAGTGGGTTGAGCTTGCTTACCCTGTCGTGGTTAAAGATTACGAATGTGTGAAAGTTATTGAGGAGGTGGCACATGGGATATAGAAGCGAAGTTGCATACAAGATTAAGTTTTACGAAGAAGCCCAATGGAATGTATTTATTCTTGAGGCTAAATCTAAACCTGAAACACGAGCGTGCTTTGAAGATGAGTACCTAACTGTTGATTATGACAAGCAAGCAATCATGTTTTACGCTGATGATGTGAAGTGGTACGAAAGCTACGAAGATGTGCAATGTCACCATAATCTAATGAGTTTGGTAGATGAGTACAACGAAAGAGCTACTGACCAAGATAAAGATGCGGGTTATGTAGGTGGGTATTTATATAGGCGTATAGGTGAAGCAGAAGATGATGTAGATACTCAGCATGGCGGTGACCCTGATTGGGATTGGATTGGGTTAAGCCGTAGCCTTCATGTTGATTGGCAAGCGTAAGTTTTTTAATTTAATGGAAAGGAATTATTATGAGTTTCGGTGGATATGGAAGAAGCCCTGAAGATGTGCAACGCAATAACGGACAGCGTTACGACTTTAAAAAGATAGCAGAGCGGTATGAGAATACTGTGCCTTTGCGTGGTAAACGTAAGGCGCAAAACATTAGACCACATGGTGAACGTAACCGTGATTGGGAACGTATTGTTAAGGTTAGTGACCACGAGTATTACTTAACTAACAATGCTTACAGATGGTATGACAAGCATGGATACTCACCCAATCGTGCGATTACATTCAAGAGTGATGACGAGGGTAACGAAACAATTATTGTGCATACACCGAGAGTGTATTGGGGTGACAAGCCTGAAGATAGAGAGCGCTTGCTACCTAGGCAGTTAGGTGTGCCGTCTAGCTTTTTCTTTTACCATTGCAACTTACCTGACGAGTTAGGCATGGCTAAGTATCACAGCAAAAACTATTTAATGGTGAGGGTTGAGGAAGGCTACGACCAAAGCTGTTGGAAATACTACACAGTTGATAAGGGTGACGTAGTGCTGACCCGTGGTGCGTTTGAGAAGTTCTTTAAGCCATTGATTGTGCATCGTGAGTTTCACCGCTCGCTTGACCGCAAGAAGACTAAGGCTATCCGTGAGGAACTATCATCGTTCGCTGAGTATGTGCGTGTCATGATGCCGATTGTTGAAGCTAATAGACAATCTATGTATAGCCCACCTATCTATTGGGCTACTAGAGAGAGTGATGAAGGTTTATATGTATCAGGTGGCATAGCTAAGGAGTGTTTGGGCAAAGGTTGGCGTGGTTTGTTTGCGGGTGAGCCAAATGAGTTGTCGTTCAAGCTAGTTCAGTATTACAAGCACAGATGCCAACGCAACAGATGGAACGCTGAAACTCGTTCTTATGAAGCACTAGATGTGACACCGCAACGCATAGCTAGCTACATAGCTAACGAAGTTTACAGATACGAGAAGCCCTTGCACGAAGAACCTGTTGAACTAGGCGTAAAAACATTTGATAAATATAGGACATGGTAAGGAGAAAAGTATGAACCCACAAGAACAACATGAATATGATGTAGCCGTGCAAGTTGGGCACGAGCATTTTTACGAAAACATACCCGTATTCAAATCAGAGGCAATCGACTTACTCAATGCGATTAAAAAGAAAAAGCCTGAGTTAATAGTAGTAGGTGGCTCAAGACGGCGAACACACTACGCCGAGAACAACGTGCAAGTGCACACCTATCGGGAGCTTGAGCTTGCCTATGCCAATATGCCTAATCAAGTAGTTGGCGCTATTGGTTTTGATGGTGAGGTATACACGGTAAATAGCCGACTGATTGAAAACGCTAGGTTTTCAGCGTGGAGTAGCTATGACCACCATACCAAGAAATCTAAGCACATGAATAACATAGTAAAGGAAGCCCTTAAATACTTATTGCCGACCCAATTAAAAGAAGTAATTGCTGAGAGTAAAGATAAGTTTAACTCTGAGATAGGGAAAATTCGGGAGAAGGCTAATTACGGTATGCGTAACGTATTGGGGAGTACCAATCTTGCCTTGCGTGATGAGCTGTTTCATATGGTTGAGCAGGGGTATAAGCCTAAGAACGCCTCCTTTGCTAGTGCTATGGCGTATGTGGTTGAAACCAAAGATGAGTATGACCGTAACCAATACTACGACCCACCTAAAGCCTTTGTGTGGATTAAGCCTGATTCGGTTGTATATAAGATAGACAAGGGAGAGCTACTCTCAGTCGCTACTACCGAGGACTTACCTGAAGAAATACGTGGAAAGTTGTTTGTGCTTATGGTTTCAGACAAAGATGTATTCATTGATGAGGTAGGTATGAAAGCAGACGACAACAAGTTTTGGGTAATCCTATGAACAAGATAGCAAAAGATGCTTTGAGTATGATATTTGATGAGGTATTCGCCATGTGGGGGGGTGATAAAAAGTTAGATGACCAAGTAGCTACCGAGTTGCAAGTCCCTGTATTTGCGGGGGAACGGTTAAAAATGATAACCAAAAAGGTTAATGCAATTATGGGTAGACAAGAAGAATTACCTCTAGACAACGTTTGGCGTGTTGAAATTAAGCAAAACGCTAGAGTAATGTTAGATGACTTTACATTGCCAAGTTCTTCCGATATCATGCGTAAAATAATTAATCTTGTTGATGCACCTAAGTTTATTCAAGATGGGGTGTCGGTGTTACAGATTGCACCTGATGGCACATCTATTGAGGGTGTAGGTAAGAAGATTAGTGAAGACGTTTATTACATAGTGGAGAGTAACGATGGCAAGCACACCAGAGAAGAAGGTAAAAGACGATGTCAAAAAGATACTTAAACTACACAACGCATACTACTTTTCGCCCGTCACAGGGGGCTTTGGCACATCGGGCGTTCCAGACCTTGTTGCGTGCATCAAGGGAAAGTTCATCGGAATCGAGTGCAAAGCGGGAAAAGGTAAACCTACAGCGTTACAAGAAAAAAACTTAATTACTATCATGAACGCAGGTGGCATCGCTGTGTTAGTGAACGAAAGGGGCGTAGAAACCCTGAAGATGTTTTTAGATGCCGAGATGCCCGAACAGGGTATGTTTTTAGATTTATTAAAGGAGAATTAAACATGAGCTGGACTAAAGTTGAACCAAAAGAAGTAACAGATGTATTAGATTTACAAGAAGTAGCGGACTTAAGCGTAGCCGAAATAATACAGGCTAGTGAAAAAACAAACGTTGAAACTATGGCAAATGTTGCACACAAACTAACACAAGGGAAATCTAAAGTGCGTAAAGAAAAAGTAAAAGCAGACATGGTAAATAACCCACCGCATTACACATCACACCCAAGTGGCATTGAGTGTATTCAAATTACTGAACATATGGGTTTTAACCTAGGTAATGCGTTGAAGTATATTTGGCGTGCTGACCTAAAGGGTAGTGCCGTTGAAGACCTAGAAAAGGCTATCTTTTATATCAATCGTGAGCTAGACAAGAGAGATGCGAAATGAGCGACTTAAGAACTGAAATTGTAACCAAAGTGTTAAACGGTTGGGATGCCCCTAACACGCAAGTTGAATCATCACTTACAGAAAGTGTATTTACATACGTTCAAAACAATCCTAGCTGTACGGCTAATGATGTAGTAGATAATACTCGTGCTGATTTGGGTAGAGCCTCAGCTATATTGTTGTCGCTTTATCAGAAAGGTAAGTTAGACCGCAAGGAATATCCTAACCCTAAGCCTGATGGTAAGCGACATACTGTATACGCCTATTGGCCTGCTATTAATAAGTTCAAGGATAAGGGCGTATCACGCCTACTAAAGAAGCCTAAGAAAACAATTCGTTTAAGAGATACTTTTGAGATGCCAAGGATGAAACAAGTTGCGCTTGAACAAGCCCCGATTAAGAAAGAGTTTGACCCGCACGCTTTTGTAAAAGGCTTAAATGTTCATGACGCTAAAGAAGTTTACCTGCTGTTAAAAGATGTTTTTGGATGATTGATTACAGGTTTGTAATAAGTGACGAGGACGGCGAGCTGAGAAGGTTCGCCACCAAGGTAGATGCTTGCGAGTTTATGAAGGGGCAAGATGGTATGAAGCTAACTGTGTTGCCACCTTCCCGCAAGTGTATGCCGATTGACCCATTAACTTTAGTAGGGGAGTGCAGATTTTGAATGAAGATGACTTGAGAGATTGTTTTGCTATGTTTGCCCTAGCGGGTGCAGTAATGGCAGGTAAAAGTAGAACCGCCGACGAAGTGTGGCAGATTGCTGATGAGATGATGGAAGCCCGTAAGGCGAAAGACGAGGCGGGTATTGCCTCAGTTAAACGTACAAGGAAACCAAAATGAGAACTGAAATTAATATAGACAAGCCCGACTTTTACTTAAAGGGTGAGCCTGTTTGGCATCAGAATTCTGTTATAGAAGTAAATACCAATCAAATGGTTATTGCCGAAGACGGCGGTATAACTGTAACTAATAGGGAGTTAACTAAAGTGAATAAAAGAACAGAAGAGTGCATCAAAGAAGTAGACGCTACTATGGAGCAACTGCGTAAGTCGGTTGAGATGATTCAAAATGCCGCTGACGCTACGCAAGAGCATCTTAAAAAGAAGACTGCTCAGATTAAAGATTACCAATCTCAGCTTGCTACTGCAATCGTTAACCTAAACAAGACGATGAACGACAAGCAATTAGAAACTATGGTTAGTAACGCTGAGCGTTTAGTTACCGCACTACAAGCATTGGATAGCTTGAACAAGCATGGTAGTTTAGACAACATTCTGAAAGCATTGGGGAACAAATGAAACAACTTGTTTGGAACACAACAACCAAAAGCTTTTTAGTAGGTGCGGTTGTAGGTGCCGTGCTTGGCGGGGTATATGCCACATATGCAACTAACATGAACCTGTATTATGACTGTCGCTATGCAGGGGTTACTCGTGTTGGGGAGGCTGCTTTTAAATGTGAGCAGTTCTCCAAAGTGGTAATGCTAATACCTGACTCCAAGAAGGAGGCTAAAAAATAATGTGGAATCATAGAATAGTTAGTACCCTTGACGAGATGGGTAACGAATACTTTGAGATTGCTGAAGTGTTCTACGATAGCGAGGGTGAAGCCTATGCTTATGGGCAGGCAACAATAGGCTCTGATGATATAGAAGGCATCTACGCCCAACTCGAATGGTTTAATGCGGCGGATACAAAGCCTATATTAAAGTACCCCGAACACTTTACTGGAGATGTAAACAAATGAAATACATGGATATTGATTGTTACGAGCGAGGATGTGCCTGTGCCTCAAGCAGTAGAGTCGCAGGGGAAGACACCGAAGTCGTTGAGGTAGTTAGACTTAAAGAGTTAAGCAAAGAAGAGATTGAAACCTTGTCTAAGGAATGTATGTCTTACTTGCCGTGTATTCAAAGGTGGTTTTCCAATACGCATGAGTTAGATATTTATAAATTCGCCAACGCAATACTAAAGAAAGCGAGTGAGAAATGACTCATAAAAGAAGCATTAACCCACTTAAGGACTCATTTATGAACGAGAACCAAAAGAAAACTACTGAACAGTATCGTAGTAACTTTGACAATATCTTTGGAAAAAAACATGAACAACTTAGTGAGGCACCACAGGCTACGAATGATGATGAAGCTGACGTGGCGGGCGGAGTATGCCCTAGCAATACTACAAGCTGAAGGTGAGTGCAAGACACAATATTTACGAGAAGTTGGCTCAGGCTACGACATTATTGATACACTCAACGTTCTTGAAGAGCGGGGTTTAATTAAAGTGCGTAGACCAAATGGCAAGTTACGGCTACACAGTTTGACTGATTTAGCTAAAGAATATTTACAACAAGTCGAGGATATATATGTTAAGTCGTGAACAGGTGGTACTTTGGGCGTATGAAGCGGGGTTTCCTACTAACTACGCTCGTAATGAAATAACAAGGTTTGAAACCTTTGCAAGGTTATTAGAAAAACATGTAAGCAGTGAACTTTATAAGGAAAACAAAGATGGAAAAGAAAACACCTAATTTATTTGTAGCTACACCTATGTATGGTGGTATGTGTATTGGTAACTACGCTTCCGCTCTTATGCAGATGCCTTTAATTTGTAGCAAAGCGGGTGTGAAGATGTACTACACCTACATGATGAATGAGAGCTTGATTACCCGTGCTAGAAATAGTTTGGCTCATGACTTCTTAGCATCAGACGCAACACATTTGATGTTTATTGATGCGGATATTGGGTTTAACCCTAACGACATCATCGAGATGGTGAAGCGTGACGTGGGTATTTGTTGTGGCTTGTACCCTAAGAAAGAAATACATTGGCAACGTGTAGCTGATGCAGTAAGTAAGGGTGTACCCGCTGACCAACTAAAAGACCATACAGGAACATTCGTGGTGAACTTAGTTAATAACGAACGCCAAGAAGTAAAGATGAATGAGTTGCTTGAGATTCAGAACGGTGGTACTGGCTTTATGTTAATTAAGCGTGAGGTGTTTGAAGCCCTAGCTGATAAAGTACCTGAGTACAGCAACGATATGTACTTAGCTGTGGATACAGAGCGTAAACCTAAGACGATTAAAGAGTTCTTTGCTACAAGTATTGACCCTGATTCAAACAACCGCTTGCTATCTGAGGACTACCACTTCTGTAAGTTAGCCCGCCAACATGGCTTCAAGGTTCATGCGGCTCCTTGGGTTCAGTTATCCCATACTGGGACTTACGTATTTAGTGGTGCATTACAAAGGGTAAGTTAATGAACATATTGTCTCTCGATTTCGAGACGTACTACGACAAGCAGTTTAGCTTGTCCAAAATGACTACTGAGGAATACATACGCAGTCCTGAGTTTGAAACAATCGGCGTAGCTATTAAGGAGAATGAGGGTGAAACAAGATGGTTTAGTGGTAGCCACGATGAGATTGCTGAGTTTTTGGCTGGGTATGATTGGGCTAGTAGTGCTTTGCTTGCCCATAATGCTATGTTTGATGCTGCTATTCTCAATTGGCGGTTTGGTATTAAGCCACGTGCCGTGCTCGACACGCTTAGTATGGCTAGGGCGTTGCATGGGAGCGAAGTGGGTAACTCTCTTGCAAAGCTATCTATATATTATGCGCTTGGGGAAAAGGGTACGGAAGTCGTCGACGCCCTCGGTAAGAGACGCCTCGATTTTGATACTGACGCTCTTAATAAATACGGCGGATACTGCATTAACGACGTGGAATTGACCAGCAAATTATTTAAAAAATTAGCGCCTAGTTTTAAATTGACCGAGCTACAAGTTATATCTTTAACTGTAAAGATGTTTTCAGAACCGTTATTGCATCTGGATAAGAAACAACTTGAAGCCCACCTACTTGAAGTGCAATATCGTAAAGCTAAGTTATTAGAAGATTGTGGCGTTGAATCTCGTGATGAGTTGATGAGTAACTTAAAGTTTGCTGAGCTACTACGTGGCTTTGGTGTTGAACCGCCAATGAAGATAAGCCCCGTGACAGGTAAAGAAGCCTTGGCATTAGCCAAATCAGACGAAGCGTTTAAAGCCCTTGCTGAGCACCCCGATGAGCGAGTTCAGGCCTTAGTCGCAGCGCGTCTTGGGAGTAAGTCTACCCTAGAAGAAACCCGAACACAACGATTTATTGAGATTTCCAAGCGTGGCGGTTTGCCTATACCTTTAAGTTACTATGCGGCGCATACAGGTAGATGGGGTGGGGCTGACAAGATTAACTTACAGAACCTACCTAGCCGTGGAACAAACGGTGGCAAGTTAAAGAAAGCTATTGTTGCCCCTGATGGGTACGTCATGATTGACTCAGACTCATCTCAGATTGAAGCTCGTATGTTAGCGTGGTGGGCTGGTCAAACCGATTTAACCGAAGCATTTACTAGGAAAGAAGATGTATATAAAAAAATGGCGTCGGCTATCTACAACAAGCCTATCCCCGAGATTGAAGCACATGAAAGATTTGTGGGTAAAACAACTATTCTCGGCGCAGGTTACGGCATGGGCGCTCCGAAATTCCAAGCCCAACTTAAAACCTTCAACACATATCTTGAACTCGAAGAGTGTTCATTAGCTATCGGTGCGTACCGAACTACGTACGCTAAGATTCCTGAGTTATGGAGTGCGGGTAAGAAAGCTATCGAAGCTATGGTAAAGAATCAGACTGTAGACTTTGGTAACGGTGTGGTACAGGTCATGGGTTCAGAGGGTATCTTGTTACCTAATGGGCTATACCAACGCTATCCGAACTTGCGCAAGGTTCAAACCGAAGAAGGTTGGCAGTATGTATATGATAATCGTAAGGGGCAGACTAAACTTTACGGTGGCAAGTTAGTAGAAAACGTTTGCCAAGCACTAGCAAGATGTATTATCGTAGAGCAGATGCTACGCATAGCTAAAAAATATAGACCTGTACTTACAGTACACGATGCGATTGCATGTATAGCCCCCGAACAGGAAGCCGACGAAGCTATGGCATATGTCATGGAGTGTATGAGTTGGACACCTGATTGGGCAGAGGGATTACCAGTAGCCTGTGAAGCGGGTTATGGCAAGAGTTATGGAGATTGTTAATGACGCCTAAGATGTTACACATTGTATGGATTGGCGATGAGTCAAAGATGCCAGTTAAGTGTGTTCAAAGTTGGATAGACAAAAACCCTAGTTACGACGTACATATATGGGGCAACGGTCATCTAACTAACTACCCTTGGCATAACCAAAAACAGATTGACCAAATGATGCTTAAGAAAGATTACGCAGGGGTAGCTGACCTTATGCGCTATGAGATTCTGTATCGCTTTGGTGGTATTACTCTAGATGCTGATAGCTACTGTAAGCGCCCCTTAGAAGATTGGTTACTTGAAGCACCCGCCTTCTCAGCATGGGAACAAGAACACGTTAGGAATAATCTAATTGCTACTGCGTTTATGGGTGGTGTAAAGCGCCAACCGTTTTGGAAAGAATGTATTGATAGGCTACATGAAACAGATTGTAGTAAACAGGAATTGGCGTGGTTGATTACAGGACCTAGACTTGTAACCGAAGTTTATTTTGATAACGTAGCACCGCTTACCGTGTACCCGTCACATTTCTTTATCAAGCACCATCATTCAGGTTTTATTAGTAAGGCTGAAGGTCATCATTTTGCTGACCACCTATGGGGTTCATCTATAGGTTATGACGATATGGATTCACACATTAAGGAATAATATGCCCGCATGGTCTTATAGTAGTATCAGTTTATTCGAGCAATGCCCTAAGAAGTACTATCATATTCGGGTAGCCAAAGACATCAAAGAACCTGAATCAGACGCCATGAACTATGGTAAAGATTTGCATTTAGCAGCGGAAGAACATATCCGTGATGGCAAGCCACTACCTGAAAAGTATGCGTATATACAACCTATGTTGGATAAACTCAAAGCAATCCCAGGTGAAAAGCTTTGTGAAAACAAACTTGCAGTTAAGCTTACGGCGGATCAGCGTTTAGTACCCTGCGATTTCTTTGATAAAAACGTCTATTGGCGGGGTATCGCTGACTTAATTATCATAGACCATGAGAACCAAGAAGCTAGAGTAATTGACTATAAGACAGGTAAAAGCGCCAAGTATGCTGATACTAAACAATTAAAGTTATTAGCGGCGGCTACGTTTTTAAAGTACCCCGAGATTAAGGTTATCAAGGCGGGATTGCTATTTGTAGTATCCAAAGAGTTTATTAAAGAAGACTACGATACCCACTTCCGCCTAGCTTATTTTGAGCAGTTTAAACCCCTTGTGACCCAGTTAGAAGACTGCCATAATAGTGGGGTATGGAACCCGAAACGTAACTTTAGTTGCAAAGCGTGGTGCCCCGTGTTAGATTGTGCGCATAATGGAAGGTCGTAATATGACAGCTAGAAACTACAAACGTGAGTATGAGTTATATCAAGGTACGGATGAGCAGAAAAAGAACCGTGCTCAGCGTAATTCAGCCCGCGCAAAGATGATGAAAGAAGGCAAAGTAAGCAAGGGTGACGGTAAAGACGTAGCTCACGTTAAAGCATTTGATAAGGGCGGCTCTAATAAGACTGGCCTTAAAGTCGAAGATGCGAGTAGTAACCGTTCATTCAAAAGAGATTCAAAACGTAATCTTGTTTCCGAGGTAAGTAAACGAGAGCGTAAAAAGAAATAAGAACATAGTAACGACTACAGGATAAGGTGTGAGTGCCTAGCTAGTCGGGGGTTACGTGAGAGTGACTCTTCATTGGTAAACCACGCCTGTTAGTAATGGGTCTTTGTAGCTGGTGTTATAAATTTGACCAGACTCCTTTCCGCCTAGGCGCTAACTGACATTCGGGAAAGACCGATGCTCGCCCCTTTAGTTAAATGGTATAACACTTGACTTGTAATCATGGATTAGCAGTTCGATTCTGTTAAGGGGCACCAAAATTATTGACTTCAGAGACCACTCTGGAGCGCTTGTGCATTGGAGAAAATATGGAAATCGTTGATAACAGAGGGCTATTA